GCCAAGACAATTCAAGATTCTCTTGGAAATATAATTAAAAAATCTGATTATCCAACTTTTGGCATTATTCAAGAAATATCCGAATTTAGTTTAGGAGAAAAATTATCTATCAATGGAGAAAATTCTAACTTAATAGTTTCTGGACTCAATCCAGGATCTATAAAAATTTCTGGAGATGATAATGAAAATGTGATTGTTGGTGATATTCTTACAGGACAAGTAAGTTCAAATATTGCTACTATAGATCATATTGTAAGAAATAATGGCAGATTTGAAGTTAGTTTCTCCAATAAAAAAAGAATAGGATGGGACAATAACATTGGAAAACTAAGTTCTGATGATCAGGTAATTCCGGATAACGATTATTATCAAAATCTTTCATATACAGTTAAGAGTCCTATCGAGTGGAGAGAATTTAGAACCCCCGTCAATAGTCTTGTCCATACTAGTGGTCTTAAGAATTTTGGAGATCTTGGAATATCTTCAACAGCAAATGTTGGTATTGGCAGTACAACAGCATTCACCGTAATACGTGATCTTTTAGAAGAGCTTAGAGTAGACACCATTTATAATTTTGATAATGTACTTGACATTGATGTTATTGGTTCTCAATCCAAGTTCTTAAAATTACAAAATAAAAAATTAACTGATTTTACCTTATCAAAAAGTAATGTAGTTTTAAAAATTGATGATATTAGTAATACATTTTCAAATTTAAATAATTTTACCGATAGTGATAGTAAAAATCTTTTTACCTTTAATAATTCAGATTCTTTTGATGATGTTTTGGTTAGAGTAACTAATACTGATAATACTCAAGTTCAATTATCAGAATTGACTATTATCAGTGATAACAGTGGAGGCAATTTCTTATTAGAAAAAGGAAATATTGCTAATATTGGATCAGCTTTAACTTCTGTAGTGGGTGAAGATTATGGGAGTTTTTCTGTAACAGATGAGAATATATTTAAATTTACACCTAATGATCCAGATAATATTGATTATGATTTTAAATTTATTAAAAATACTTTCGGATCTTCAATTTCTGGTGTTGGAACCACATCTATCGGATTTATAAATCTAACCGGTTTTAGTGGCGTCGTGACTTCTGGTGGTTCTGGAATAACCAGTTCTATTATTGGAGTTGCTACGGATAAATTTACATCATTGCATGTTAATGCACAAATTATTCAATCCAATACAAACGAACTTAATTTTGTAGAATTATATATTACTCACAATGGCACAGATACTTTCTTATCCGAGTATTATTTTGATACTAATGAAAACGCTTCATCTTTCAATTTTATCGGTTCTTTTGGTGCTGATATTAGTTCTGGTGTTTTAAATCTAAGTTATACTAATGATACTGCAAATGATGTTCAACTGAGATCTAAAATCGTTGGATTTGGAACTACCTCAGTAGGAGTAGGAACACATAGATTTATTTTACCATCTCAACCAGAAGGATCTGAAAGAAGTGCAATAATTAAATCCGCATATGAAACTACAGTTTCTGCTGCTGCAACAACAGTCATAAGTTTTGATAGAAACTTATTCAACTCAGTTAAATCTTTGGTTGAAGTGAGTATGGGATCTACAAAGGCAGTTCATAATGTATTAGCTTTGCAGGATAATGCCCTTGATAATTATGTTCAGCAGTCATCTTTCCTTTCTGCTGGAGGAATAGGAGTAACTGATGCACAGAGTGGGATGGGAACATTTGGTGTGGAATATTCTGGAGAAAACTTCATACTCAAATTCTATCCAGATGCTTCAATGACATCATCTTTACAAGTGTCTTCTCTTAATGAAATACTTTATACAGACTTAGATTCAAGTAATACTCCACCTATTCATCAATATGGTAATATAACACAATCTTTAAATGTCGGATTCTATAATGCTCTAAATGGAAATAGAATTGACAGGACTGATTTTATAGCACAATCTAACGGAATTCCAATTTTTGGAAAAACTTTCGATCCAACCAACTCTTTACAATTAAATCTTAGTACTGGTGTATTTACAATTGACGATCACTTCTTCAGAACTGGTGAAGCTCTTTCATATACTCCACAATCAACATTTGTTGGAGTTGGATCAACTGCAATGACATATGGTACTGGAACACCTCTACCATCGGTCGTATATGCAATTAGAGAAAATGATGACGAATTTAAACTTGCCACAACTAGAGCTAATGCGGAAGCGGGTGTAAATGTATCCTTTGGATCATCTGGTGAAGGAAATGCTCATGAATTATCAATGTTATTAGGTAATGAAAAAACACTAATAACATTAGATAATATAGCACAATATCCACTGAAGTTTACTCCAATTGCATATACACTATCAGGAAATCCTGGGGGTCAGATTGGAACCACATCCACATTTTTCAGTTTAAGTGGAATTTCTTCAATAACTTCGACAGATTTGATAAAAATTAATGATGAATATATGAAGATTTTGAGTGTTGGTGTTGGAACTACAGCAGTTGGACCAATAACGGGAATAGGTCAGTCATCTTTGGTTGAAGTTAAGAGAGGAGTAGTTGGTTCTTCAGCAACATCTCATTCTGCTGGAGATGAAGTTAGAATTTATAGAGGTTCATATAACATTTCGGGTAGAAACATTCACTTTGTAGATCCTCCGAGAGGAAATACTTCAACAGAAAAAAATTCAAGTAATCTTGATCCAGCAAGATCAGATTTTACTGGCAGAGTTTATCTGAGAAATAATTACGATACCAATCAAATATATGATGATATTTCCGATCAATTTACAGGAATAGGAGCAACATTCACATTAACTGTTGGTGGAGCAAATACTACTGGAATTGGAAGTACTGGTGGTAATGGCATTTTGTTTATAAATGGCATTTTTCAAACGCCTTCGACACTCAATAATCCAGATAATAATTTTTCATTGAATGATGAAGGTACTGTGGGTGTAACAAGTGTTACTTTCAGTGGAATAACTTCTACGGATGGAACTAAGTATTTGTCAAATACTGATTATAATGCAAATCAATTACCAAGAGGGGGAGTAATTGTTTCCCTAGGATCTTCTGGTGGACTTGGATATGCACCTCTAGTTGGTGCTGCTGTGAGTGCCATAGTTGGTGCAGGTGGTTCTATAGCAGGATTTACTACAGCATTAACTGGTGGTTCTTTTGGGTCTGGATATAATGGAATAGTAGCAATAGGTGTGAGTGTCCATGAAAGCGGACATACCGGTGCTGCTGCAGTAGTATCAGCAACTGCTCTAGTTGGAGCCGGTGGAAGTTTATCTCTTATCGTAGTTGGAAATGGGGGATCTGGATATTCAAATCCTGAAATAATTGTTTCGGAACCAACTTATGAAGGTCTTGAGATAGAAGGAGTTTCTAGATTGGGATTCGGTAATACTACAAGAACTGGTGTTAGTTTATTAGTTGATGTTGAAGTAGGTGCTGCAACAACAAGTGGAATAGGTTCCGATACATTCGAAGTTTCAAACTTTAAAATTGCAAGAAATGGACATGGATTCAGAAAAGGAGATATTATTAGACCAGTTGGTTTAGTCACACATAGTACTCTTTCATCAACAATTTCTGAATTTTTGCTGACAGTTGATGATGTATATAACGATTCAATCGGAGCATGGCAATTTGGCGAATTTGATTACATAGATTCAATTAAAAATTTCCAAGATTCCAATAGAACTAGATTCCCACTTTTCTACAACGATGAACTTATAAGTTTTGAAGCACAGGAAGGAACACAAGTAAATCTTGCTAATGCATTATTAGTTGTAATTAACGGAATTATTCAAGATCCTGGAGTTGCATATTTCTTTGATGGAGGAACTTCATTCAGTTTTATTGAAGCACCTAAACCAGAAGATAATATTGATATTTTCTTCTATAGAGGAACTAGAAATGATGATGATCAATTGGTCACAAGTATCAATCAAACCATCAAACGAGGAGATTTGGTACAAGTTTACAAAAATAATGCAATTAATGGCACAATATCACAAGACAAGAGAACTGTATTTGACTTATCATTCTCCGATAAATTTGAAACAAACCTATATTCTGGTAATGGAATTGATGAAATAAATTACAAACCACTTGCATGGACAAAACAAAAAATAGACAAAGTTATTAATGGAGAAATTGTTTATAAATCCAGAGACTCTATAGAAGCACAAGTATTCCCGACTGCTAAAATTATCAATACGGTAGAAAGCAGCGATACTGAAGTATTTGTAGAAAATTTGGAGTTGTTTGATTATGATTCTGCCAGTGATTTTAGTGGTTTAATTGTAAGTGGTTCTACAGATCCAGTTGCAGCTGCTATAACAGCTACTGTCTCAACTGCAGGAACTATCACTGGATATACAATTGCATCTGGTGGTAGTGGATATACTTCAATTCCAACTATTTCAATTACTGCACCGCCAGAAGTTGGAGTTGGAGTCGGAACAACTGCAACTGCAACCGCAACTATTTCTGCTGGTACAGTTTCATCAATTTTGGTCAATAATCCAGGACTTGGATATACTATTGCTCCACAAGTTATTGTATCTCTTCCAAGTCCGACTTATGAGAATATATCTAGTATTGATGTAATTCAAGGTTTTAGTGGTATTGTTACTGGAATTACCACTGTAAATGCTCAGGGAATAGGAACACTGGCAATTCAATTTAACTTGCATAGATTGGATGGAATATCAAATTATAATGGTCTTGCTGTTGGATATCCAATTTACATCTATGATACTTCAGTTGGAAATGGTGTAACTTCAGTTGCCAATAATGATTTATCTGTTGTAGGTGTTGGTGCAACTTTCGTAGATAATATATATTTCATTCAAGAAATATCTAACGTCGGTCTTGCTGGGTCAATTATTTGTTATGTCGATTCTGGAACTCCAGTTGTTGGTATTGCAACAACATCAAATTCAAGCAATCCTGTTGGCAGATTCTCATGGGGAAGATTTGCTGGAATAAGTAGATCTAGTTCCCCAGTTTCTATAGCAGTAACCGGAAATATTGTCGATGTTGGATTAACAACTTTCCCGACAATTCAGAGAAGAGGTACTGGACTAAGGGATGGAGGAGCACTTCCAAAAAATATATAATGACAATTCCATTATAAATATATAAAAAACTATTAATATGGCTGCGGTAGTAACAGATCAATTTAGAATATCAAATGCAAATAATTTTGTAGACTCTGTAGCAAATACGAGTAATTCTTATTATGTATTTTTAGGATTGCCAAATCCAGCTAATCCAGTGTCTGGTTTTGGTAGGACTACTTCAGATGCTGAATGGAATAGTAATACTCCAACGCCAACAGATAATTTGCAGTTTACTTCACAATATAGAGATACTGCTTTATTTGGAAAAAAAGTAACAACATCTAATGTTAGAAGACTTATAAGAAAGGTTAATTGGGCTTCTAATACCAGATATGACATGTATAGGCATGATTATAGTATTTCAAATCCTGCCCCCAATTCCAATTTAAGTAGACTATATGATACAAATTATTATGTAATTAACAGCGACTTTAGAGTTTATATTTGTATTGATAATGGTTCTTCAGGTTCTAACTTAAAAGGAAATGTATCAAAGGATGAACCAACCTTTACCGATTTAGAACCATCAGCAGCTGGAACTAGTGGTGATGGATATATTTGGAAATATCTTTTTTCAGTATCTCCTAGTGATATCATAAAATTTGATTCTACCGAATATGTTGTAGTTCCCAATGATTGGTCAACAACAACAGACACTCAAATTCAAAGTATTAGAGAGGCAGGTGATTCTGATATAAACTTAAATCAAATTAAAAAAGTATATGTTGCTAATGGTGGATCTAATTACACCTCTGGAATTGTGGCAATTAATGGTGATGGAAGTGGTGCCAAAGTATTAATTGATGTAGATTCTTCTGGAACAATAACTTCTGCTACTGTGACTGCTGGTGGTTTTGGATATACTTATGGAATAGTTGATTTGGGTTCTCTTCAACCTTCCGGAACATTAGCAGATCCTGCAAATTTAATACCAATTATTCCACCATCAAGAGGTCATGGTTATGACATCTATACGGAATTAGGTACGGATAAAATACTAATATATGCCAGATTTGATGATTCAAATAAAGATTTTCCAATTGATACCAAATTTACTCAAGTTGGAATATTAAAAAATCCGCAACAATATTCATCTACTACAATATATACTGCCAACCAATATTCATCTTTATTTGCAGTAAGATTAAATTCAGTTACATCAACTCCAGTTGTAGGTGCGGCAATGTCACAATCAGTAAGTGGAGGTGCTGCTAAAGGATATGTTGCATCATATGACGATGAAACTAAAGTATTAAAATATTTTCAAGATAGATCACTATACTTTGGAAATACAAAAGACCATACTGACATTGATAATGTTAGTAGTAATAGTAAAATATTATCTTTTGAATCTTCAGGTAATAATATTTCTCCATTTACAGGATCAATTGATACTGGATTTTCTGGAATTAAAACAACCGTAAATTCTAAAGAAATTGATTTAGGAATTAATTTTACAAATGGACTTGCAAATCCGGAGATAAATAAAAAGACAGGGGAAATCATTTACATTGATAATAGACCTCTCATTCAAAGAGATTCTCGCCAAAAAGAAGACGTTAAAATTATTCTGGAATTCTAAAGAACAATGTCACAAAAAACAAATTTAAATATTAATCCATACTATGATGACTATGATTCTGAAAAGAATTTTTATAAGGTTTTATTTAAACCGGGATTTCCAGTTCAAGCGAGAGAATTAACTACCTTACAATCTCTTCTGCAAGGTCAGATGGAGTCTTTTGGTAGTCATATATTTAAAGAGGGATCTGTAGTTGTTCCAGGAAATATATCTTATGATGGTCAGTTTTATGCAGTAAAACTGAATGCTACCAGTGGCGGAATTGATGTTGCATTGTATATTGAAAATTTTGTAGGCAAAAAAATAATTGGTCAGCAATCAGGCACTACTGCTAAAATTCAACGTGTAGAATATGCAGATGAAAATAATTTTGAATACCTAACTCTATATGTAAAATATCTTGATTCTAATAATGAGTTTGAATTCATACCGTTTTTAGATGGAGAATCTTTAAGTTGTACAGAAAATATAACTTATGGAAATACAACTATTCCTGCTGAAACTGAATTCGCATCTTTAATTTCTTCTGATGCTACTGCAATTGGTTCTGCAGCATCTATTGGTAAAGGTATTTATTTTATTAGAGGATATTTTGTCAATGTTTCTCAGGAAACTATACTTTTAGATAATTATACAAATACTCCATCATATAGAGTTGGTTTAAAAATTGACGAATTGATCATTGGATCAAAAGATGATGATTCATTATATGATAATGCTAAAGGATTTACAAATTTTGCTGCACCAGGTGCTGATAGATTTAAAATTGGTTTAACTTTAACTAAAAAATTAATAAGTGATACTAATGATACAAATTTTGTTGAACTTTTACGAATAAAAGACGGCAAAATTCAAAAAATTACTACAAAAACTCAATATAATCAAATTCGTGATTATATTGCAGAAAGAACGTATGATGAATCTGGCGATTATGCAGTAAGACCATTTGATCCATCAATTCATAACTCATTAAATAATAGACTTGGCAATAACGGTCTATTTTTCTCTAACGAGCAGACTGAAGGAAAAAATATTCCTTCTAATGATTTAATGTGCATAAAAATCTCTCCAGGAAAAGCATATGTTAGGGGATATGATGTTGAAAAAATTGGAACTACTATAATAGATGTTGATAAACCAAGAGATACTGAATCCATATCCAATGTTACGGTTCCATTTCAAATGGGGAATCTGCTTAAAGTAAATAATGTCACTGGTGTTCCTCAAAATAAAAAAACAATCCAACTATTGAATAGGAAAGTAGGTGATACAGAAGCAGTAATAGGTGATGCTAGAGTATATACTTTCAATCTTACAGATGCTGCATATTCTGGTGTAGAAACAAAATATGATTTGAGATTGTATGATATTCAAACATACACCAAACTGTCGCTCAATCAGAGTGTAGATGCCACTGACATGCCCGATGGATCTTATATTAAGGGTAAGAGTAGTGGTGCTAGTGGATTTCTTGTTGATGCTGCTACAGGCGGTTCTGTGGGTCTTTTATTGAGACAAACTTCTGGTACTTTTGCTAAAGGAGAGCAAATAACTGTTAATGGAGTTGATTTCTCAAGAACAATTCTCGATTTCATACAATATGGAACTCAAAATATTAAATCAGTAAGGCAAGCAGCTGGTGGTGGATTCCCATTATTTACGGCAGATTCAATTCTTGAAAAATTTAGTATGCCTAATGGAATATCACAAATATCAATTCCATTAGTAGGCAATTTGGGAAATACTGGTGTTACGACAGTCACAGTAACAGGAAAAGTATTCAGTGGAATAAGAACTGATACTCTTATTTCATATCAACAACCAGGAATTAGCACCGAAACTGTCAATAGAGTTTCTTCTATCTCTGCAGATAAACTTTCTATAGAACTAAGTCCAATTAATGTTAATGCTGGTGCTGGAATTACTGGTGTTTATTATGGTAAGTTGCCTTCTGGAACTGGAAGTATTTTAGTTACACCATTCGCTCGTGGTCCAATTATAAACGTAGATGATGGATATCTTTATACTGAGTTGCCAGATTCCAATATTTCTTCCGTCAATCTTTTAAACTCAACCTTCACAGTTGTTGAACAGATTACAGGAGAAGAGACAAGTGCTGCTGGAGAAATGACATTTGATCTTTCCAGTGTTTCCGGAATAACCAGTGCGTCATTTGCAACTTTTGATCAGGAAAGATATAGCGTTCATTACTCAACTGGTATAGCAGGAACAGTTACTAGTGATACTTTCGATTTAGTAAATAATGTTGTAACAATTAAAGGATTGAGGGGAAGTCAATCTAATGTTGTCGTAAATACAACTCTCAATAAATTTGGTGTTCAAAGCAAGATAAAAGAATATACAAGAAGTCAACAACTTACTGTAACTAGATCCAAGTATAAAGAATCTGGTGTTGGTATTAATACAACAAATAATGATGGACTTAGTTTTAATACTCAATATGGATTAAGAGTTCAGGATGAAGAAATTTCTCTAAACTATCCAGATGTTGCAAAAGTTATATCAATTTACGAATCTTTGGGATCTGCAAATCCAACTTTAGATAAAATACAATTTACCTCCACTGCTAGTGTTCAAACAAATGCAATAATTGGCGAAAATATTGTAGGAGGTTCAAGTAATGCAGTTGCTAGAGTGGTTTCTTCACCATCAGCAAATAATTTGGAAATAGTTTATCTAACAGACGATAGTTTTAATGTTGGCGAAACAGTTACTTTTGAAGAATCTAATATAATTACAGAAATTGAAACTATTACATTAGGAAGTTATAAAAATGTAACCCAATTATATAAATTGGATAAAGGTCAAAAAGAACAATATTACGACTATTCTAGAATTATTAGAAATGGAGGTGTTCCAGAACCAACTCATAGATTATTAATTGTATTTGATTATTATTCAGTTCCATCTGATGATAATGGAGATGCGTTCACAGTTTTAAGTTATGATGAAGAAAGATTTGAAAAAGATATACCCAATATTGGATCATATAAAGTAAGAGCATCAGATACACTTGATTTCCGTCCAAGAGTTTCTGTATTTGACCCGGCAACTTCAGGAGGATCAACTAAAATATCTCCATTTGATTTCGCTTCTAGAGATTTTGATTCTGTTCCAAAACTTTTAATGGCACCTGGAGAAGGATCTATTATAGGATATGATTTTTATCTTCCACGAATTGATAAACTATACATTGATAGATATGGAACTTTTATAGTCGAAAAGGGCATATCTGCAAAATATCCAAAAGCACCAACAAAAAATGATGCTTTATTAGAAATTGCCACTATTAATCTTCCAGCATATCTGTATAATCCACAAAAGGCATCGATCAGTTTGATTGATAATAGAAGATTTACTATGAGAGATATTGGATTTATTGAAGATAGAGTCCAAAATTTGGAAAAACTAACCTCATTATCTCTTCTTGAATTAAATGCACAGACTCTACAAATTCAAGATGCGGAAGGAAAAAATAGATTTAAGAGTGGATTTTTTGTTGACGATTTTAAAAATTATTCATTAATAGACAACGTACTATCTTCAATAGAAGTTAATCCAACAGCAGAAGAATTGTCACCAATTATCAGTAGAAATTCAATTAAATCTCAGATTGCACCTACTCAACTATTAACTCCTCAAGTTATAGATTTGTCGGATAATTTTGAACTATTAGATCCTAATGTTCAGAAAACTGGAAATTCAGTAACTTTAAAATATGATGAAATAGGTTGGATTGAACAACCAATAGCAACAACAGTAGAAAATGTAAATCCATTTAATGTCATTGTATATACTGGAGATATTCAGTTAAGTCCTGCTGTTGATAATTGGGTAAGAACTATTCAACTCCCCGATAGAAATATTAATATTACATCTAATCAATCTAGAACTCTTACACAAAATCTAACAAGTTCAGTAAATTTAAATTTAGGGGTTGCTAATTTCAATTTCACTCGCGACGGCGGAACAGCGCGGACTGGCAGAGGAGTACTTCTTAATAGAAGAATAAGGAGTCAAGTTCAGAGTCAGAGGTCTAATTTAAGTGCTAGTAGCACAAGTAATTCTCAAAGTGTTAGTGTTGATACTATAAGTTTTGACGATGTTGATACTAGAAATGAATTGATATCGGCAGGTGATGAAGTATTCATGAGATCCAGAAATACTGAATTTGAAGTCAGTAATATTAAACCATCTACAAGATTCTATCAATTTGTTGATGGCAATAGCGGAGTTGATTTTATTCCCAAATTGATTGAAATTGCAAATAGCCCATCTCTAGCAACTTACGGAACATCTAATGGTTCTTTCGTAATTGGAGAGACAGTAGTTGGATCTGCTATTGGTGCAGGTGGAATTGGTCCATCTATTTCATTCAGAGTTGCTACACCAAATCATAAGTACGGATCATTTAATAATCCATCATCAGTATTTAATGTAAATCCATATGTAACCTCAGAATCTATACCTTCAACATATAGTCAATCTTCCAAGATTCTAAATGTTGATACATCTTCTTTATCCGAAGAAGCACAGGGATTATATTCTGGTTATATTATACGGGGAATGAAATTAGTTGGTCAAACTAGTGGCGCAATTGCGTATGTAAAAGATCTTAGATTAATTTCCGACAACTATGGGGATTTAATAGGATCTTTCTTCCTCAGAAATCCACACCAGATTCCAGTTCCCTCAGTAAGATTGCAGACAGGAACAAAAACTTTTAAAATTACATCCAATGTCACAAATGATCCTGGTCTTCCTGGAAGTAATTCAGTTTCTTTTGCAGAAACAAATTATACTTCTATGGGAACTTTGAATCAATGGCAGAACGAAGTAACTACAAATACACAAAATCTTACAACTACAAATGTAATCAATCTACAAACAAATGCTTCTGCTTCTCTCGGTCTCGGTATAAATCAAATTACTAATACTGTAGTTGAAGAGTATGGTGATCCGTTGGCACAAACATTTGTAGTTGGAGGAAATGTTGAAGCACCATCAGATATTGATACTAGTGATGATATAAATGGAGCATTCTTAACTGCTGTTGATATTTTCTTTGCTAAAATAGATGAAGGAAATGCTCCAGTTAAAGTTCAAATTA